ACGTTTATCGGACTGTAATCTTCGTCAAAAAACCACCCCAAAACTGAAATAACCTCCCTGGTTCTGTAATTAATGGTTGAAGAATTAATTTCAATGTATCCCGTTCTGATGTAGTTTTCATCTTCAATTATTGACCCGTTTGCGTCTACTCTCTCTCCTTCTTGAAACACTTCGGCTCTGTCGAAAATCTCGGCAGCTCGGTTGTAATCAATTTTAATTTGAAAAGGCAATAAGCTGTTTTTAGGATTTATCAACCTGTAATCGCAATACATCTCTGCATTCTCTCTAAATCGCTGCTGCTTTTCTATTTTGTCGTAAAACGGAAAAGCCGTTGGAAGTTCATTGTATATCATATTAAATTATATTGTAATGTGGTGCTGGCAGCAATACTGTATCTCTTTCGAAATGGTATAACAACTCTGCGCTACATCCTCTGTTTGTTTGATAATAAGTATATTGTATTCTCCAATTCCAAGAAACCCCTCCTTGAGCATTCAAGGTCGTTGGGTTGTCTGACCAAGGTTCTGACGGACTATTTCTAAGCCTGTTATTCACTCGTATTTTGAAATCCTCTATGCCGTCGATGTTTAACGGTGTTATACCATTTTGGTCTGCGTAATACTGAAATATGTAATCCTGCCTTTTAATTTCTCCAGAAATAACCGGTATTCCCTGGCATTCCGTTCGCAACTCCTCTCTTGTCTGATTACTTTTAATCAACCTTACGTATACAGGCCTTATTACGTCGACTGTGGCCTTCCCAATACTGCTTCCGTATTGGTTGTTCACTTCGTAATTGAATGTGTCCTTGCCTTCGAAATCAGCTGCTGGGGTATAGTTAAAAGTTCCGTCGCTGTTTATCGTTACTTGACCACCTTTTTCAGTTGCTTTGGATTCCGCTGTTGCCGTCAATGGAACTGTTTCTCCAGGCGTATAATCGTTGGCCAATAAACCATTCAAAGGGTCTGTTAATGGTAATGGTTTATTCACCTGGGCCATGTAATTATCGTCCACCGCTATTGGCATGTTTTCGTCTAAAATCGTGATGTGAACTGTGGCTGTTCCAGTCAATCCTTTTTCATCAATTATGGTGTATTCGAAACTATCTTCTCCGTCATAATCTTGTGGCGGAACATAGTTCAATCCTCCGTCCTGTGAAACAACTACCGTCGCTCCTTTTTCGCTCGTGCTATCAAAGCTGTCTAACGTAAATCCTATGTCGTGGAAGTCGTTTGAAAATACTCCTGGTGCTGGAACAATCAAAGTGTCGTTTATAAACGTTTGATAAAAGTCGTCGTTTGCTATTGGTGGCTCATTTTCTGGGTGAACTGTAATCGTCGCTATTGCTGTGTTCGAAGGCTCTCCCCAATTATCTCTAATGACGTATCTAAAAATATCGTTTCCAACGAAATCGGTGTTAGGCGTGTATCTAACTTTGTGGTTTGGCAATACTTCCGCAATTCCGTTTGTCGGTTCATCCGTTATAATTGTGCTGCTGATAAATGACCCTGCATCTGGGTCGCTCCACCCCTCTGTTACGTCAATTACTTTTGATTCGTTTACGTAAGTTCTTTCTGCAATATTTTGCGCAGTAGGCCTTTCGTTCGGCAATAATCCTATGTCTGCTGAATAAAGCAAAGTAAGCTCCAAAGTGTTTGACAAAAATGAAAACTTTGCTTTCTCTACTACTCCGTCGCCTAACATGGTTCTAACCAATTGTCCTGGGTCAAAATCCACATCACAACAAAGTGGTATTGTAAAAACCTCCCCAACCTTTGTTGGTTCAACCGAAAAGAACTCCGTTGGCTGTCCGTTCATTATGCCGAATTTAAGCGGCCTGCCGTGTTTGTGGTAGTCTCGGTGCAGCTGCGCTAATCCCAATGTATTATTCACTCTCTTGGCTCCTGAAATAGGCTCTTCCGAAAGGATAAAATAATCATTTCCGTCTGGCTCCGTCGCCATTATAACAAATCCGTCGTCGCTTATAACGCTGCTGTCCTCGCTTGGGTTTGCGATAATCAATTCTACGTCGGTTGTAACATCTTCGATTGAGTAGTTTTTCTCCGTTGAACTCGTAGCGCATCCGTCTGTATAAAGTATTGGTGAGCCTCTAAAATCTCCCGAAAGGACTTCTTCCTTCCATCTCCAAACTTCCCTTCCTGGTATATCTTCGTTTTTATAACTGTACCTCCTTTTGCCTTTCATATACCTGGCGTACTTAGGCTCTGTCGTATCTATTCCTACAGTCTTTCCTGTGTCTGAAATATGTTCGATTATAAATTCATCTCCTTCGATTCTCCACTCCACGTTAAACATATAATTTAACGTTGTCATAAGCTTTTCGAAACTCCAATCTGCTCTCGATGCGCTTGCGTCGTCAAAAGGTCTTTTAACGTCGCTTTTTTGAAACAAAATCAAGTTCCTAACCTTGCTGACTGCGTTGGTTACGTAATTTATGTTTGATTCGTTAAAAGGGTTTATTTGAAAGAAGTCTGACCTAATCGTCAATCCTGGGCAAAATTCATCTACAAAAACTTTTAAGCAATCGTCTAACCTCATTCCATTTCTAAACTCCAGGTTCTGCTCGCTGTCTCCAAAAACCTGGCATTCTCTCTTGTAATAAAAAGAAGTGTTTGGGTTATCTGGGTCGTTAAATACTGCTTCGCAATTGCTTAGAATTGCTGGCTTTGCATACTTCCTGTTTACTGGGCAATTATCTTCTATCAGCTTCCACTCTGGAGGCATTTCCGTATCGCAGCTCACCGTTGTCACTTGTCTAACCCACCCTGTGGTTATTGACCTGTCTGGCCCGATAACTCGAATTGAATGGTAATACGCAACCCAACCTTGTTCCTCTGGGTCTCCGTCGTGGCACCAATAATATCCTCTAAGGTTTATCGGTGGCGTGTTTGGCTCTAGCTTCGTACAATCGTCTTTGTTTATCTCTGATTCTCCTGGGTAAACCTTGACTTTTACTTTTGGAAAAACTCGTCCGATTAGGTTTATGTTCTCGCTTTTATTCCTTTCAAAACACTCGTAACTAGCCTCCTCTTCAAAGCTGATTTCAACCGTGCAAGCGTCTAAATCCCAATCCCCTTTGTTAAGTGATATTTGGCCCGAAAACCATTCTTTCCAAATTCCATTACAGAGCTTTTCAATGTTTATTTCTTGCAACTCGCATCTGTAAATAGACCGCTCCAAGTTGTAAAGCTTATCAAACGCACCTCCCTTAAATATTATCTTCCCTCCAAACTCCTTGGTGTAATCGCTTTTTCCATCTTCTTTACTTCTATTCCATTCAATCTCAAAGTCGCTTTCTCCCATTGGCTGAACTGTCCTTGCTCCCAGCCTATCCGTAATTATATATCTATAATTGCTCTTCATCGCTTGGTTTTTTTGGTAGTTTTTCAATCCTAATAACTCTGTCTCCCTGTTTCTGGTAAATATACTTTTCATCTTCCCAGCTTGTTATTCTTTCTCTCTCCTGTCTGGCTAGGTATCGTATATTTCTATTTATCTCCCTCACTTCTTTTCCTGTACCCAAAGTTACGCTAACATTGTGCTTTATAAATCCTAGCTGCTTTGCTTCGTTCAAACCTTCTTTCAAACTTTCATCTGCAAAAGAAATTCCTAAAGAATGCAGCATCTCTCGCAACGCTCTGTCGTTTGCATTCAAGGTTTCGTTATTCAAAGCTTCTAAGAAGTCTGGGTATTTTTTAGCAACCTTTTTCTTAACGACAAATTCATCTTTCTCAAGCTCCCTAACATCCCCTGTGTCGCTGTAATATTTCTTACCTCCCTGGCTGTGGCTTTTTCCGTCAATCCAACCTCCTTCTCCATACTGCTGACCTTGCTGTATTGCTTGAGCTGCTTTAATTTTTGCAGCTGCAAAAGCTCCAAACATTGTTCCTATCGTGGCAATTGCTAAAGGTATTCCTATGAAAGGTATTCCCGATAAAGATTTGAAAATGTTTGTCGATGCAGTAACCATGTTGACCATTTGTGCAGCTGTGTCTGCAACCATTTGCGCTTTTAACATTTGCGACCTCTGCCTTTCAATTTCCTCCTGCTGCTTTATCTCCTCTTCTCGTAACCTCTTTTTATCCTCCAGCTCCTTCTCCAACAAAGCGACGTTATTTGCATATCCTGCTTCGGCTAGTGCTTTTTCTTTATCTAGCCTTCTTTCTGTTTCTGAAATGTCATTTTCAATCTGGTCGATAACCTCCTGTTTTTTGGCTATTTGTCTATCGTATTGGCTGACTACAAAATCCGTTATTTCTTTCAAGCTCTGGCCTAATTGCTTTCCTGCGTTTATTACGGAATTCCTTTGTTTGTCGTCGATATCTCCAAGGCCTATAAACGTAAGAAAATCAAACCCTTTTTCATTGCTTGATTCTATCTCTGCTTTAAGCTCTTCCTCCAGTCTTTTAATCGTGTTTTTAGCCCTCAAAACAACCAAACTATCTTCCGCCTCTCCTGCTTCAATCAACGCTTCTAAAGTCTTTTGAGCATACTCCTTTTTGATTTCCAAAAGAGCTATTTGCTTCTGCGTCTCGGTTCTTTCATTCCTAACTGCATACTGCGATGCAAGCTCAATCATAAGCAATTGTTTTTCCTCTTCGTCCTTGACTTCTCGCAATGCCCACTCGGCTTTTATTCTCCTTGTTTCATGTGCTGTCGACGCTTCCAAAGCTTCTATCAATTGAATTCTTAATTCTGCTTCGTCTTTGTATTGCTCTTCTATCTCTCTTTTTCGCTTTTCGTGGTCTAAGCGGAGTAATTCCAGGTCGTTGTTAAGGCTTTCTACTTGCAATTGTGCGGTTGTCTCTTGAGCTTTTATTCTTAGCTCTAACCTCGCTTTTTCTGCATCTTGCTCTATTTTTTCAATTCGCTTATTCCTCTCCAGAGTAAGTGCTTCCTGCAATTCTGCTTGCAGCTTCCTGGCTTCTGCCGTTAATGCTTCCTCCTGTTTTATGACCTCTATTCTTCTAGCGTATTCCTCTCTAACCGCAGCAATCTCTCTTTCGCTTGCATCTTCTATTTGCTTTATCCTGGCATCCTCCAGGGCCGCAGTAAATTTGGTTAATTGTTCGTTCGCTCTTTTCTCCTCTTCCAAGCGTTTTTTGGTCGCTTCCTCGGAAATTCTCTGACTTTCTTTTTGAGCTGATTCTCTTGCATCTTTTTGGTTTTTGTAATAACGGTCTTCCATATCCTCAAGCCGCCTCAACTCTTCGTCATATTCCTTGCTGCCTTGCTTCTGAATTGCTAAAAGTCTTTTCTGCAATGCAATCTCCTCTTTGGCTACATACTCACCTCTGTTTTTCCGTCTTTCCAAATCCCTTCTATCTGCTTCTATCTGGTCTTTCTCCAGGTTCTTTAGGTGGTTTTCCTCATTCTTTCTCTCCTGCCTGTTATAGCCTTCTGCATAGCTTTTTCGGAAGTTAAACCAATCCTTCATAGCGTCCTTCGCTCCGTCAATTCCTTCCGTAAATAAAGCGTATAATCCTTTGAAAGGTGTTATTAAAAATTGGAATACTGCATTACCAACTCCAACTACCGTTGCTTTAATCTGGTCTAACATTTTGGTTACGTTAGTTCCTGCTGGCAATATCTTTTTAAAGCCGTCTACCAAGTCATCCCAATGCGATACAAGTAAAGCCACTAAGCTTATAATAAGTCCAATTCCCAATGCTTTCAAAGCAACTCCTAATGCTCTAGTCGCTATTGTTCCAGCTCTGGTGGCTATCGTGTTTGCCTGTGTAGCCGTCGTTACTCCTGCAATCTCTACTGCTTCTTGCTTTCTAAGCCTGTTTAGGATTAACAAATTAAATGCGCTGTCTTTGTGCAATGTATTCATTACCGCTTGCGTTCCTTGCAAAAGGGCCATTGCACCGTTGACTTTTAAAAGCAATTGTTGAGCTTCCTCGCTTTCCGTTCCGAACAACGCAAGAGCTCCGTTGAAAGTTGAAAACAATCCAACCAAACCTTGCGCACCTTGCATAACGGCTTTAAGCATTCCGCTTTCATCCGACATAACTCTTATTCGCTTTGAAGTCAAATCAAGCTGGGTTTGCAAACTTGCAGCCTTCTTTCCCAATTCTTCAAACATTGGTGTATTCGCTTCTCCTGCAAACTCCATTTGCTGCATCTCTCTCCTAATCTCCAACAACTGCCTTCTCAATGTTTTTCCACTTCCTTCAAAATCAACAATTGCTTTGTTTGCGTCTGCCAAAGTTTTGGCCATGTCTTTGTTTGCCGTGCTAACCTCTTTGAGCTGTGATTCATAATCTTGCAAAGCAACTGTTTCTTCATTCAAAGCTGCTTGAGCTGCTCTTAATTCTGCAAGCATTTCAGCATGCTCTTGGCCTGGTGCCATTCCTTTCATGGCTTCCTCAATATCTTTTATATCAGACGTCAGTACGCTTATCTCTTTTTGCGTTGCTTCTATATTTCCCTTCAATTTGCTCGATGCATCTGAAAAGGTTTTTTGCATCTCTGCATAATTGTCTTTAACGTACTTCGCTGCATCTTTAAGGTCTTTAACGGCTTTTGGGTCTACCTCTAATCCTATCTTTTTTTTCTCCGTGACTGCTTTGAGTCTCTTTTGAACTTTGTCAATCTCCTTCGCAAAGTCTCCTGCCTCCTTGCTGATATCTAAAGCTCCTCCAAGGTCTTTTCTAAGCCTCCTCGATGCTTCTCCAAGTTCGTCAAATGACCCGTCCAAAGGCTTCATTTTATCATCCATATCGTCAACCGCCTTGGCTCCTCTCCCAAATGCATCTTCTATAGTTTTGCCTGCTTTTCCTGCTTTGGTCTCAATCTTGTCTATGGAATTCAAAGCTTCATCCAAGCCTTCTCTAATTCCTTTTCCGTCTATCCCAATCGGGATTATGTAATCGTCATCCATTATTTCTCCTTTTTAGTAGTTCTTGCTCTCGCTGGTTTTGATTCCTCCACTTGTCAAAGAAGGAATAAAACTCGAAAACATCCATTTTCTTTACTTGGTTATATGCTGTGACGTCTCCCTTTGCCATTCCCCACCACAACTCCTGCCACATTTCCCTGTGTGCATTTATTTGCTGCACTAAGGTCGTCGGTTCCGCACCCAATTCCGGGGTTTTTATTTTTCCTCGCTTTCGCTGATTCCCGAAATGATTCGGGTAGCGTTCGCATAAATTTCTAAAAAGCCATCTACCGTATTGAGTGCTAGCGTGAAAAAATCGCGAACGTCATACTCTTTTTTCCAATCCTCAATTTTCTTGACAATCATGTCGTTGTTAATTACGGTTCTGTCTTCGTCCTCCGTGTTGATGAATAAGGCGCATATTTTCAACAAAGTTGGTTCACGCTCTTGCAGTTTTGCAACTCCTCGCATCATGTCGTCAAGCTTAACCGCCGCTTCTACAAATTTAACGTTGTTCATCAATTTGTGTAGCTCCTTCAAATTGTCAAACATTTTTCTAAAGCTCATTGAAAATCCTGCTTCCTTTTCAAGTATTTGGTATTCGCAAAATCTCTCAATGGATAAGCTGCTTTCAATAAAATATTTTGTACCGTTTGCTTCAAACGTTTGCTTGCTCAAGTCAAGTCTTTTTAATTCCTTCATGCTATTTGTATAATTTGCCTAAAAAGTAAGAAATCCCTATTGTAAGGGAAATGAAAATAAATAGATTTAAGACGCTGTAATTCCAATTCTGGTATGTTGGTGTCAGCGAAGTGAGAAGGTCTCTTAAAACGCTTGCTTTGGCACTCTTTTCGGAAACCCACCATGATATAAGGTAAGTCCATAATGCTATTTGCCCGCTTACGCACAAATAACATCCCCAAATAGGCTTCCAAAACCACTTTCCTTCAAACCTGCTGCCGAACCTAAACCACCAATTTAGGACGTCTTCATGTGCAATCACCAAAACATAAATAACTGCCATATTTGCTATAAAAAAAGCTAAAAATAACTGCTGTAATATATCTTCCATAATTAATAACAAATTGTGTCTTTAAACTCTATTTCTTTTACACACTCCGGGTGTATGCTGTATTCTATTTCTAACTCCATTCCAAAGAATTCAAAAGGTGGTCGCAAATACTGATTTGTTGTTTCGTCATACGTGTACCTGCTAAATACGCTTGCATCCTGGGGTAATATTCTGCCTGGCGTAACTTTAAACCTGCTAAAGTTGTCTACGTTGCTCAACTGCATTGGCTTTAGCTTTCCCAAAATCGTTGTTATGCAATAACTGGTAATTTGCTTGTAATGGTCGCCTACTAATCGTGCTCGGTTCATCCAGCAAACCAAAACCATTCTACTGGAATAAGTCATGCTTCCGTTGCTGGTTCTATCTATAAATCGTGAACCAAGGTCTTCGAAATATAATATTCCTTTTTTGCCGCTGTCTGGCACCAACTCCCTCTCTGGTGTTATTCTACATCCTTTTGCTACGTCTACGTCGTGGCTGACTGGGATGGCTTTTCGAATGCTTCTACCGCTTCCGTCGTTATCTGTGTATTCAACCCTGTGAGCTAATCCTGCCAAGACTTCTACAAATTGAATTCCTTTGAGCCTGTCTTTTAATATGCTTGCAATTTCTTGATTCATTCTAAGTCCTTTCTTTTATTAATCTGATTATTTCCTCTTTTGCCGTGTCTATCAAAACATCAAACCTATCTCCTGTCAAAACCTTCCCTATAAAATCTCCATACCTGTCTCTATTCCAATTCATCTTGTTTTGGCCTTCTTTGTTGTTATGGCCTAAATATGAAATATGCCTGTCTCCCTCTCTTACGGCCGGCGCACCAAACATGCCTCTCCACATCTCCTCCGAATAAGTCAAATCCACATGGCCTGTTTGCAATCCTTGAGCTTCTCTAAGCTCTTTCCAATTCGTAAGCTCTTTTTTCTCCTTCTTTTTATTGATGAATGCTGCTCCGTCTTGGTTAAGCTCTTTGCCTGTTAAAAACCAAGCTGGAACTTTAACCTCGCTGTAATACTCTCCAAATCCTTGGTCTTTTATAGCTCTCTCCGCAACTCCTTTCGCTGTGTTGCTAACTATTTCTGCTACGTCGTCCAATACTGCTGGAATTTCGCTTTTAATCCTCTCCAGCTTGCTTCTCAAATCTTTAAAACTAGCCATGTTATGAAATTATGCCTCCCATGAAAATACGGCTTTCACGGCAAATAAAACAATCCGACGAACCTGCGTCTATCGTGCTACCCAAATACTCAACCCTCATTTCATATTCCTTCTTGAAGTGGTTTCGCTTTCCCCAAAGGTAATCACGGCCCATCATCGTATATCGGTTTACCTCTCCGCTGCTTAAAACTGCTTCTATAAGCATTTCACCTGTTTTGTAAAGCGTTGCCCAAGCCATTGTAACTGCTATTGCGTTTTCTCGGTCGTATTCTCGGCAAATCAATCTTTGTGGAAGGCATCTTATCTCTACGTCCAATGCTAATCCATGGGTAAATGCGTCTGTACCTTCTGTCAAATTATTCAAGCTGTCTGCCTCTCCTCCTTCTGCTTCAAAATACACTTTGTAACCTCCTGTGCCTCCTCCGCAATTGCAATCCGTTTTCACATTTTTCGGCATTGCAGAAACTCTATCCCAAACTAAGTAATAGCTCAAAACTGCTCCGTTTTCAGACAATGGAAGAACTCCTTCTGGAGCTGGTATTGTAACAAACGTATTCTTCTGGGTTTGCACTTCTACGCTGTAAATCTCATTTCCATTTCCGTCAATTATTCGGAATGTGGTTTGCTCACTCTCGCTTGCGATAAGCCTTATTCTATTAAGCTTTAAAACTCCGTCTGAATGTGAATGAGGTTTCAAATGCAAGTATTGGTATTTCTTGCTGACGTTTAAATTTGATGTATAACTGGTTTTCCCAACTACGCCTATGTAGGGTTTTTTATCCGCCTTGTATTTGTTGGATAAAGAAGTTAAAACATCCGCCTCTATTTTCTTTAAAGCTGTGTTTCTGGCCGAAAGAGCTTTCTCTGCAAAGTCCTTACAATAATCTATCTGGCTTATGGCCCGAAGGTTTACGCCTCCTTCCAAATCGTCTAAATATAAGCCACTTTTGCTTTCCCTTAACTTCGCTATTTCCTCTTCCGTTAATCCTTCCAAAATACACATGCAATCTGTGTCCGTAATGCCAATTAAGTTTTCTAAACATTTCATTTTTGTTACATTTTTGTTTTATCAAAAGTAAATAAAAAAACCGAAACATTTTACTGCTTCGGTTTTCCTCCCTTTGTTCTAAAGACTGATGTTACTTATACTTTGGTGTAAGAAAGAACTCCAGTTGGACTTAAAGTCTCCTCTCCCACTTGTACTGGGCATCCTTTCGGATTAAGCCAAATACCTCCGTTTGCTTCAATCCTCCAAACGTGTACATAGTTTGCTTTGCCGTCAACCGTCTTACACTTTAACGTGTAATAAGCATCGTACTTAACTCCTGGTAAAACTCTTGAGTTTACTGTGTAAAGAGTTTGGTTGATTTGTCCACCTAAATTACGTGGAGTGTCTGGGTTTCTGTTTACAGTTTTGAAAGCTGTTGAACCTGGACTAATCATAAACAAATCTTCGTCCAATCCTGCTCTTGCAAAGTTGTATAAATCGTGGTACATGTTCAACTGCTGGATTCTTGACGCATCTCCTTTGCCGTCCAAGTTTCCTGCGTTCAACTGCGCATTGATTATGTCTGCATACAAAGAACCGTTGTCAATGAAGTACGGCGTACCCATTCTGTTCATTTGCGCTTGAATAATCAAGTTTGCATACATCTGCAGTCCGTATTGGGCCTCTGGAACTTCCGTAGTTGCCTCCGCTGGGTCATAAGTCCAAGGGTTTGGGTAAGTATTCACTCCTGCGAATGTTTTAAGCTTAGCCATAATTTGCTTTGCCCACCATTCGTCTAGCCTTCCGATTGCATTTCCCATTGCCTCAGCTGCAATTTCTTCAACTGAATAAATGTTTGTTCGTGAAGTCTCCTCGTTGACCGAAAATCCAGTCTTTTGGCATAAGTCAGGCTCGTACTCTTCTTTGCCTGATTCTACCATTGGTTCGTCGAGGTCACAATTGGTTACACAATCGTCTGTGTCAATCGCACAAGTGTCTAAGAATGTCACTTCTATCTTGTGGTCTTTCGTTCTGTCATTTAGAACATTAAATCTAGCAGTCTGGTTTGCCAAAACAGCTTTCGCTGCTTCTGCTTGTGGCTGGTTCGAAGTGGCTAAAATGCCGTCCGTCCACATACGCTCTGCTTTCATTTGAATGTTCATCAGCTTACTTGCTGAAAAGTCTCCTGCTGCCATTGCTTAATTTTTTTGTTTTGTAAAATGGGTTACTCGGAATTCTCTTGCTCGTAAACCTCGGCAACTCTCTCTCTGTCCTCGATTTTAATCGATTGGTCATTGAGTATTGCTGATAGTTCTTCCAACGTAGTAGGTTTTTTAATTCCTGCTGGGTAATCTCCCTGGCTTCCTCCACTATTTCCTCCTTCTCCCTGGTTATTATTCCCTGCATTGCTTCCTCCGTTGTTTTTCTTGAACTCAAAGAACTTCGATGCTGTTTGCTTGGCAAGGTCGTTAAAGTCAAGGCTATTTCCATGGCCATCTTCAACAACTCTCCCGTCTTTCATAACTACTATTCTTCCTTCATCTTGAAGGTCGAATTCATAGTCTTTCAAAGCATTTATAAACCATCCTTTTTGGTTTGATGCTATTTCTGGGTTGCCTGGTAACACGGGGTTAAGCCCGTCTAAAACTACCAACGCTCTGTCTCGCACAGATTTGAAAGTAGCTTCTTTTTTATGGTTGGATTCGATTTCCTCAAGCTTAGTTTTCCACTCTTCCTCAACCTTGTTTAAGTCGGTTTTGTAGCGTCCTTCCAGGCTCTGGTATACTGGGTGCTTTTTAACGTCATCTTCCGTTATAGAGCCTTTTTTACCCTTTCCTAGCTCTTCTGCCTTCGTGGTTATAATCTCGTTTATCAAATCCGAACCGATGGCATCGCTTTCGATTCCGAATTGCTCTTTAAGTTCTTTTTCAAAATTTTCTCGCTCTTCCTTTTTGGCTTTAGCATATCCTTCTTGAAATTTCCCTGATGTATCTGCTGTTTTTTTTATTGCGGAAACTCGATTTGAGTCCTCGCTTAATAACGCTGCAATTACGGTTTCTTCGCTTACCTCTTCGCCGTCTTTAAGAAGTTCGGCAACCTTCCCGTCGTCCATTTTGTAGGCTTTGGACAGCAGCCCCGTGATAATCTTTTTGTAATCCATTTTAAAGTTATGAGTTATTTATGAATAAATAAAAAAAGCTTTTAAATATTTTTAACCTCTGGTGGTGTTTCAATCTCCTTTGCTGTGAAAACCCCTCGCCACATTTCGTTGCTTTGAATGTTGCTCCATTGATTTTCGGTCATGTAGCTGACCTTCCCATTACGCCTGTTTCTTACTTTGAACCTTTTAGGGTTTGGACTTCTTTTGGCTCTTCCATCCAATTTTTTTCCGTCTTTCTCAATATCTCCCACGTTATCCTGTTCAAAGTTTTTTTTTCACCCTTCTTGTTTACTATCGTTACTTTTCGTTGGTCTATCAGCTTTTCCTCCTTTGGCTGCTCCTCGACTTCCTCGACCTCATCTGCTGCTTGAGTTTCAGCTGCTGGCTCTTGGGTTTCCTCTGGTTCAACCTCCGGCTCTAGCTTCTCCTTTACCAAAAATAGTATTTCCTCGGTGCTAAGCTTACTGTCTGGCATTTCTCCGAATACATCTGTGTATTTCTTGTGCGCCTCTACGTATGCTTTTTGCTCTTCCGTCTTAGCTGCTTCTGCTGCTTTGGTTTCAGCTGCTTTGCTTTTCTTAGTCTCGGACGCCTTTTTGCTAGCCGTCTTTGTTTGCGTTTTCTTGCTCATGTCTGAATTATTTAATTAATGGAATTAAAAACAAATATATTTATAATTTTTTTGAAACCAAATTATTTGAAACTGTCGACGTCATCCCTGTATAGCCTGGCTGCCGTATCTGGTATCCAATTCAAGTGGTGTCTGCATCCATACCCTCCTAGGTCGGTCATTGGGTTGTAATTTGGTGGTTTTGCAACCTTTGGGTCAAACTTCTCTATCTCGCTCCTGTGAAAGGTCTTTCCATTTCTCTCCCTACAAAAGGTTCTAGTAGTCTTTATGATTCCTCCTTCATAAATCGCAAAGTTCAATCCCATTTTCTCTGCATACACTTCTGCCGTAGCTCTGTCTACATGGCTGTATGTGTCGTATACAAAGTTTCTATAATACTGCCTCAACCTCCCTGTCTTGCCTTTTGCGCCTACGATTATATTTTTTAGCTCCTTCTTGCTTTCCATCCAACCTCTCTGGCCAATCACAGCTCTCATGCCAAAGTCCTTTACGTAATTCTTAACCGTCGTGTCTTTGATGAGCGTGTCTAAATATCCGTTTGGCTTAACCTTTCCGTCTTTAGTCAATCCCAGCCAAGAAGACATAAATTCTTTTACCGTTGTGCTAATCGGAAGTAGTGCTGCCTGTGTCGTGAAGGTTCTGTAATATTGGCCGTTGAAATTAATTATTTTCGTAATTGCTTCTGTAACGGTTTTTGCCAACTCCACTCCAGCCGTCCTTGCAAAGTCGTCGAATACATCGTCTATGCTGGCCATCATTCTTTTGTTGTGCAAAGTGTTTCTCACCTGGCCTCCTTCTGTCACCTGGAGCTTGTCAACAAATCCTTCTACAAGCTCTTCCAATAGCAGTCGCTCTGCCTTCTTTACCCTCCTTTCTAAAATGGATAAAAGGCCGTCAATTAAATGCGTCCTTTTTACCATGTTGCTTCTAATTATTTTCTTGTTCATAGCTTTTATTCTTCGTCAAAGTCAAATCCTTCAAACGTCGGTGTTTTGCTTCCTAAATCCTCTATGTACTCCTCTGTCTTTGCTTTCACAATCTCCCATTGCTTCCTGCTATTTCCTAAAAGCCAAAAACCTGGGTTCTCCATTTGGATATCTGCGAATATCGATTCATAATTCGAATACAATATCTTGGTAAATCTGCTTACGTGCTGGCTGGCCATAAGTAGTGCAATTTCCTCCGGTGTTTTGCCATTAAAAGGAAAGAATTTGTGTTTCACTTTGTATTTAGTGTAACCTAATTCGTCTCCTGCGTAAATTATTTCGGCTAAATCGTTACTTATGCTGTCTCTCATGAAAGAAGGTGCGCCACTATCGTTAACCAATTTCAATTCGCTCAACAATATTCCTGTTGTTTTCAGCTTTGGGTCTCCAGGAAACTGGTGTATGTTTTCTCCTTCCTCCGGGTTTTCTACGTTTGCAAGGCTTGCGAATATGTGCACCATGTCTTTGTAAATCTCGGAATACTTCTCGGTGTATGGCTCAAGTGTGTCGTATATTCCTTGCATATTCGTATCCACCTCCGGCGCTGTCTTTGCTATCTCTGCGTCTGGGTTCACGAATACCTGTGAATTGAATACGGATAAATGTGCTTCCAATTTCAATCCTTTAGTGTATTCATCTTGGAACTTTATTAGGTTGATGTCTGGTGATTTGTAAACAAGTAAATCGTCTAACGGAATTAGCTCCTCCTTGCTTCCTGGCATTGGCAAAAGGATTGCATCTTGCGCAGTCGTGTGTATTTTGTATCCCGTACCTTGGCAAGCTCCGCACTTGTTCGACGTTCCGTTTAAATATCCTCCGTGGCAAGACTTCTCCCTGCTTTCTCCCTGGCATTTCTCCACATATTGTAGCTTCTGCGGAAATGCGTGCAAAGTCATTGTCAAATCAAATTCAGAAACTGTTTTAATACTTTTCTTAAAGAAAGGCATGGCCGGGTGGAATGGGTTTACAAACGTCCTTCCCTTTGTGAATGCGTCTCGGTTGTATCCGATTCGGAACGCTGGTGTGTATCCTAGCTTTGGGTCGAAGTAACTCAACAAATAATGCTTTTCATCCCACTCAAGAAGCTGCTCATTGCTTTGAACAATTTGCCCGTCTCTATTCATTTTCTTTGGGCATA